ACCGTTTTCTACAAATATAGTAAAAAATAACGTCTTATTTATGTAAATTGTAAAAAATTTTGAACATTATTATGAAAAACTATAAATAATGTATGAAATCCATTTGGAATAATACCTTTTATAATATACAACCTGCACTTGGTTGGACATTTGATATTTCCTTTGATGAGTATTATGACGGTGATACTAGTAATAATACTATAGGATTGAACAGATTGGCACAGGCTGCAGTAGATATAACCATTGGTAAGCGTGAAAGCGAATATACCAGTGTTTATTATGCTGGTGTAGAATTTAAAAAATTGACACGAGCACAAAATTCTGGAACATTTACTATAAAATTTAACGAAGATAAATTTTATACAATTACTGGCATTTTAGAAAATATTTATAATAATGATAATTTAAATCAAGATTATTTCGATTCTGGATCTCATGTCTATAATTATCCGACAAATGGAACTAGAAAAATCGTAGTTAATATGTATGATCCGAATGTTTTACATAGTGACCCTAATGCAATTGTCGGTTATGAGTTTTATAATTGTAGAATAATGACTATTGATGATGCAAACTTTTCTTATGAAAGCACAGATACGATAACAAGAGCAGTAACTTTTGTTTATGATTATATGAAATATAGAGATTATAGGTCTGAACGCTTCGCACAAGAAAGAGAAAATGCTGAAAAAGAAAGAATTGAAAATTCTAAGAAATTAAAAGCACAGCTTGATGCAAATCGTAAAGAACGTATTTCTGGAATGATTGATGCATCGCTTCAAACTTGGAATAATAGTATTGCACTTGCAGAAGAAATGAGTAATAAGGATATACAAAACCAAAAAGCTTATGAAAATATGCAGCGTAGTCGTGGAGGATATAGATAATGGAAAGTATATTTTCAAATAATAATTTTTATAATTTGTCAGATCCACAAGCTACCTGGCTATATGATGTCATGTTTTATAGTGTAAAGAATAATAGTTCTAACGCTTATTTTGTTGATTGGTGTAGCAAAAATATTATTATTACAAGTGTTTCTTTACCATCATACCATACTGAAACTGTTACCAAGAAATATTGGGGAAGTGAAAAATCTTTTCCAGTAATTAGAACTTATGGCGGTGAATGCACAATGAAATTTGATATAAGAACAGAAATGCATGATATGGTCAATACTGAAAAACTTGCACAGATTGATTCTTTATATCACACAGAAGGTCAAGATTATATTTTATATCACCCAGAACTTGAAAATGTAATTGGTTCTGTAAGTTTTGAAAAAGTAATAGTCAAATTAAAGAATAAGACCGTTGCTGCAACTGCAGAAAATGCAGTATCGCAAGAATATGAATACAATAATTGTATTATAACTGATTTTGGTTTTAATGAAGAACTTGATTATTCAAGCGAATCTAAATTAACTGGAAAACTCTCATTCCATTACGATATGTGGCATAAGAGAAAGGGAATTAACGGAGTATAAATAAGATATGAATAATTATTATAATGCTGCTAACAACTATTTTAATAACTACGGTCCTGACGCAGTAGATCCAGGTTCATATAAGATTGGACTTGATAAGCTAGTTTGCCCATGTTGTGGTAAAAAACTACATCTTGTCGATTCAACCAAAAAAGAATATGAAGGTGATGATTTAATTAAGGTTAATGAATCTATTTTGAAAGAAAATAAGCTTGCTGATTATCTTTTAGGTATTATTGAAGAAGAAGCAAGAGCAATCTACGAAGACGAGCTCGAGACGAATGAACCAGAAACCGATGCGATGGGAAATATCATCGGTGAATATGGCGAAAGATTTTTATACGTTAATAAAGAATTGAAAAAGATAGTTAAAATGAAGGCCAACGCGATTTCTAATATGGTAAAACATCAAGGTATCGAAGTTTCTCCATTTTATGTTGAAAATGAACTGTTCCAAATGCTAAAATGCTATGGATATACAGGAGAACGCTAAAAAATTCAAATTTTAATTATAAATAATATAAAATAACTAAAGGAATTTTACCATGAGAAATAGATTTGACACATTTAAAACCGCAGGTTGGTTGCTTGATGAGTCATATGACCCTATGAATTATATGACTGAAGCTGAAGAAGATGAAAATCAGGAACTTGAAGATGAAACTTCCGAAGATGGAGATTCTGATGAAGATTCTGATGAAGAAAATCTTGATTTAGATGATGATTCTGATGAAACTGATGATTTGGTTGATGCTGATGATTTAGATGTCGATGATAATGAAGATGTCGAAAATGACACTGAACTTGATCCGACTGACATTGCTGGTCGTCTTGATGCAATCGAAGACAAACTCGATGATATTGCAGACAACAAGCAAGAACCAGATGAAGACGAAACATTCGATCTTGACCTTTCTAATCCAGTTTGCCCATGTTGCGGTGCTCGTTTGAATATCTTGAATTCTATCGACGATACTGAAGACATTGCCAATGACGAAGAAGGTGATGAAGAAGCTACAGAAGATGATGATATTTCTGCACTTCTTGCTGGCGAAACACCTGAAGAAGGCGAAACAGAAGGCGAAGAAATCAGCACAATGGATGATAGTCTCGATGATGTTGACGGCTTAGGCTATGATGATAGCGAATATGTCTCTCTTGACGACGAAGCTGAAGAAGACGACGACGACGAAGAATAATTCAAAAACAAAATTTATAAAATAACCAGAGTAATTCTGGTTATTTTTTTATATATTCATATATTAAAGCACTTTTAAAACTATAAATAATACATGAATAATATTATCGTTAATAGTGAAGACAACAAGCAGCTTGCATTGTATATTGGTAATAAAATAAGAAATTTTAAGACCACATATCCAATGAAAAGAGATTATTGCGGAGATATTAATGATGAACTTCGTGAAGAATTGTCATATGACGGTATCAGATGTAAACGAATTTATGGATTATATAAAGTAAATACGTTTATTGGTTGGTTAGACGAAGATGATTTCACCGACGATGAGTTAGATGAAATTACTAAAAAATATGGTGGAACTTATAGAGAAGATTTAGAAGAATATGTAAAGAGTTTACCAGAAGATAAACAAAAAGAACATCTTTATATTCCACATGTTTTTCTGCAATGTAAAGAACTTATCCTTGACGCTGCGTCAGATATGTTTAATGGATTTGGTACACATTCCAAATATAGATATTTTTATGACAATTACACACCTGTTATTGGAGTTAAATAAATGAGATTCTTAGAATTATATGAAAGTGATAAGCCTGAAGAAAAGAAGAAAGATGACATGCCAAGTCAAAAGAACGTAATTACTATTGAAAAAGTCTTGGCAGATCTTGAACATTTCCATGATAGTAAGAAAGCTCGTGCTATATTTTTGAATAAAATTCATCGTCCAGGTCAACAGCCAGATAAAGCTTTTACATATGGCGGCGACGGAAGTAGAAATGGTGCAGGTGGTAAATCTATTAGTTATACAGCAGATGTTGGTTCTAACCAGCCTTCTGAAGATTTCGCACGCATAATTGATAAAATTAAAGACCGTACTGGTTGGAAACAAGAAATTGAAGAAGTTATCAACCTTGTTAAAAATTCTAACCAACAACAGTATATTAGATCATATTTCATTCCTAAAGTTGAAAATCCAGGTGCAAGATTAACCACAACTGGTAACTTAAGAGGCGATAATCGTGTTCCAGGTATTGATGAATATAAGACATTTGGTCAGGCAATGGTTTTCTATGCAGGTAAATGTGTTAGTAGAATGGCTGATGCAGATACTAAGATTGGAGCAGATAAATTCAAATTAATTATGCAAGGCTGTTTTGGTGCTGCACCACTTGCAAACGGTGAAGATGATAGTTTCTTGTCTCAGTTTAAAGATTTGGAATCTAAGTTAAAAATTGACGCTGCAAAAAACGTTATTTTGTCTATCCATAAAGCTGGTACTAAAGATATTGAAGGTATTGAAGTTGAAGAATCTTATTATACTGGCATGAGCTATATAATTAATAATAAGTTATTCGAAGCAGAAACAACAGAAAATAACTCAGTTGAATGCCCAAAAACTATTGATGAATTTAGCAAACTTGCAGGAACTGCATTAAAGCAGGCTAAAGCAGTTGCGCAAAAATATCCAAAACAGTATAAAATTTGGTATGAAAAATTACGTTCTGCTTTTGATGAAGGTGTTAAAGACTATCAAGATAAGGAACGTGATCCTGAGTTAATGAAGAAAGGTATTGAAAACCCAATTACTAAAGAAATAGAACATAGAAACGGTAAGGCTTGGGGTGCAGGCGGTCCAAATGCATTTATTAGAAATAATGAATATTTGAATAATATTGTTCAAGCAATTAAGAAAGGAACACCTGGATGTGAAGGTGTAAATGGTTGGGATATTTTCAACTGTGGTCCTAAGCTTATTCTTACAATTTTTGATGCTCTCGAACATGGTGGTAAGATTTATCAGAAACTTTGTGATGACCTTAGTGTAGGTATGCGTCAAATTAAGCGTGCATTAGGTGCAACAAAGCCAGAAGATTTTGATAAGTTAATTAAGAAGTATGCTAGTGAAAATGAACATGCAAGAGCAATGGAAGTTAGTATTTCTGGTGTTTTGTGTGCATTAGCAAATCTTTACAAAATTCTTGCAAATGGTAAGATTGGTCAGCTTAATTGGGAAACAAAGACATTCAATACTGAAAATTCTGATAGTGAAACTATTATTCAAGTTCGTATTGACCAGTTAAAAGATGCTATCGCACATGCTGTTAAAGAAAAAGCTGATTACGAAAAGTGGAAAGAAGAACAAGATAAGAAACACGAAGAATACATTAAGAAACTTGAATCTGAAATCGCTGGTCTTTCTAAACAAGCAGAAGGACAGCAACAACAGAAAGAATCTACCACTGTAGTTTCTGTTAAAAATATTTTAACTGAAGAAGAAAAAGAAAACAGAAATCAGAAAATGGTTTCTAATGCACAAGATGAATTAAAGAAGAAAAAAGAAGAATTAGAAAAAGCAAAAAAGAATGACAAAACTGTTATTAAGCTTTCTAATTATATTGCAATTCTTGATGATTATAAGGACGTATTAGGTTTACAACCTCATATTAAAGAAGCTTATAATACAATTTCAATTCTTTTTAATCCTGATGCAGCACAAGAACAGTATCAAGAACTTTTCAATAATAATACTGATAAAAAAGATAATTCAGATGAAGAAGATAATTCTCAACAGAAAACTAATGAAAAGGTTTCTTTAAGTTCACGTTTGGATAAAATTCTTACAGAATATAAATTATTCGAAGATGAAGGCGAAACTGTTGACCCTGATGAAGATAATGGTGAAGATTCAAATAAACCTGCAGAAGCTAAGAAGAAAGAAGAACCAAAACCAGAACAGCAGAATAATAACCAGAATAATGACGTTGAAGTTAAGAGCAAAAATAAAGGAAATCTTGACTGGACAAAACAAGGTCAGGCACAAGGTTTGAAAGCAATTTACCGTATATTCAGTGAAGGTAAAGATAATGTTCGTTTTGATTTGGAAGCTTTTAAGGAACTTGCAAAATCAAAATCAACTAAGGAAGCATTCAAGAAAATTTGTGTAGTTCTTGAGAATTTACAGAAGACTTTAAATAGTTTAAAGACTGTTGATCCTATTGTCGACGGTATTGTTGCATGTAACAAGATTGATGACCCTAAGAATATTCCAGGTTGTATTGAAACCGTTAAATTAGGTTCTCAACAGAATAATCAGGAAAAAAAGAAAGAAGAAGCAGATAAACCAGGTGAAAGCAAAGATGATAGAAATAAGTTAGAAGTCTTAGAAGACCAACAGAAAACCTTAATTGGTCTTGTCGACGAAGATAGTTCTCTTATGAAAAATATCATTGGTAAGTTGAATGAACTTGTCAAGAATGCAAAAGATGATAGCTGGTTAAATGAATATAATTCATTCGTTCAGAACTTTAATGCTGAAGGTTCTAAGATTCTTCAATATATTAAAGAAATTTATAAAAATTCTAAGAGTGCAGAAAATTGGATTAAACAGCAAAGTGAGATTATAGAACGTTCTAATGTTCTTGCAAGAATGTGGCATATTATTTCAATGGCAAAATATTGTATTGCACAATTACAAGAACAGATTGATAATCAAAGAACTGAAGATTTAGCTAAAGAACAGAATGCTGAAACACAGAATTCTTCTTATATACCTTTTGCTGAAAATCCGTCATTGAATGAAGCAGCATCTGCAGAATGTAGTATTAATGTAGTTCTTAAAAAAGTTAGTGAAAAATTATCATCATTTAACTTTAACATAATGTTACCTACCGATTATAGAAATAATATCTATAAATTAAGTGATTCTAGTGAATTTAATAAAGTAGAAGAAAAATTTGCGTCAATAGTTGGAATCAAATATGTTGAAGGTAATACAATTTATGGTATGATTAAGCAATTAATTGGTGATAAAACTATTATTAATGCATTAAAAAGTAAAAATATTGCAAAATGTGCAGAACAAATTAATTATATACATACTAATAAAGGTAATAAACAAAGTCCAGATAGAAATATGCTTCTATTTTATGGTGTTGTTCATGCTATCTGTAATGTATTTGGTAGTCTTGATAACGATACAAAATCAAAAAATATTAGAGCTACTGATGAGAACTATATTCCAGAAGTTTCACCTGATGTATTAATGAATGAAATTTATAAATATATAAGAGGAAATTAAAATGATACAAGAAGATTACGAAAAACTAGTAGAACATATAGCTGGAATTAACAATGACTACAAAGTTATTGTAGAAGACATTGATTTGGATAGCTATGATGATGAGCCTAAAGAAAAGAATTCTCGTCAAGAAATTCGTGATGCTATCAAACCGCAGGTTGATATTGCTTCTTCTTTGATTACAACAATTAAAGACGGTTTTGAAGATAATATGGACCAGACAAAGCGAATGAATGATGCTATGGACCAGATTCAATCTTGGGAAAAGACTATTCATGGTGCATGTGAGCAAATTCTTAAAACTGTTGAAGCAAAAGATGGTTCTATAGATAGACCAGAATCTATTGTTAATGATAGTTCTAAATGTTCTCCAAAGGCATTTAATAAGTATATTAAGAACTATACAAGCCGAGATTATGGTGTTCTCGAACTTGCAGCAGCTATCATGGTTTTCTATAATTCTTTGAGCTAATTTAATTACAAATAAAAAGAAAAGCAGTGAAAAATCACTGCTTTTTATTATACACAAATTTTATATAATCTGCCCATTTTGTTTTTAAAATATTTCTTTGAGCGTCATTTAATAATTCATTATATCGTTTAGCTTCTTTGGTACCAATATTGTATTCTTTCTTTAATGCAATAATCAAATCTTGGTCAACTGTTTCTGTTTTATATGCTTCATAGTTAAAATAATGTTTAGTTTTCTTAACCCAAGTATATAAAACAGTATAATGCTGTTGATTTGTTAATTTTTGAATAGTCAATTCATTAATTAATGGTAACAAATATTCATAACTTGATAAAAATCTATTTAATATGAACTGATTATATGCTGATTTATATTCATCTGGCAGATTAGTCCAATCATACTTTTTTGTGCAGATTGAACTTAATATTTCAAAGATTGGATTTTTCTTCTTTTCAGTCATTCAAAATGGTCCTTAAATTCTATAGTAACTTTATCGTCATTAATTACTGATAATTTTACTTCAATAAACGTTTTATTATCTTTAAAAATATAGTAATTTCCTGCGTCTTTTAACATGACAAAAGAAGGATCTTCTGTAAAACTCTTAACAATCTTATTCATATTATTCCTTGTTGAATTTGCTTAAACGTGAAATAGGCCAAATACCATTAACTTTCTTATTCCATTTTTCAAAGAAGTGTTTTTTAAGTTCTTCAAATTCCTTTGGCGGTTTTCCTTCACTTGAATGTTTAACCGTAATATCGATTGTTGAAACCTTAAGGCCACGTTCAAGAACTTGTAAAGAAATGTCGGTATCATAAAAATGAAAGCCTTTAAGATTTTCATCAAATCGTAAACCTTCTTCAAATACCCATCTTGGGAAAAACATACAACACCCGTCAACTGTTGCAAGATAATCATGAACACCCGGATGGTCATTCATCGGATATTCAATCGGTTTTCCATCCTGTCCGACACCACCTTGAATAATATAACCAGAACCATAGGTCCATCTACCACCAGCTCTAGGAACTCCATTCCACCAAGTACAATTTGTATCAAGTGCAATAGTTCCAATTACACCAGCAAGACCAACATCTTTTTCTTCAAATAATTTAGTTAATTTATAATCGCAAACATCGATTGATGTTTTAATCGTGCAATCATTATGTCTAAAACAAATAATTGGATCATTATTTTTTAAGACAATATTTTCAATAGCATAATTGTATTTCTTAGCCATTGAATCACCTTGCGTATTATCGATGTAAAAAACTCTATTTGTATCTACATTTTCAGGTTTACGTTCTGTAACTGGGACGATTTCAATCATCTACTTTTCCTTTAAAATATCACTTAAAAGTCTAACTTCAAATTTAGTTTCTGGTCCTTTTATTGCAGCGTAATCAATTAAAATTTTTTGTGCCAATCTACTAAATATATTAGTTTTATTGTCTTTAATTATAACTAATTTTGAATAAGACATTTGATTTTCTAACATATGTTCACGTTGTTCTAATGAAAGCAAAGTTCCTACACTATCAATATCTAATGGCAATTCATTAAATTCTATAGCTTTGGACATGACTTTTTCTTTATCTTCATTAGAGATCGTCGGTGCAAAAATATAGTAAGTTAATTGACACTTGGTTTTCTCTTTTTGGATTCTTTCTGCAATTTCTGCTTCAGAAAGAGGATTATCACCAAATTCTTTTAAATCTTCAAATATTGGTTCTAATTGAGTGTCAAATAATTGACCAGGTTTTACATATTTTAATTTATTATCTTTAAAACATGCAGTCAATGGAAAGACACTTCTTTCTAGCATGTCTTCTAAAATTTTACGTTCAGAATCTAATGAAACTTCAACAAAATAAAGAAATCTATTATTAATATATTCTATTGATTGTTTATAATCCTGACAAATATGGCATGCATCATCTGTAAAAATATAAATGCCATGTCTATAAGATAATAAAAATTTTTCAAAACTTAATTTTTGAGAATCAAACATACGTCTTATTTATACAGAAAAAATATACCACTTATTAGGTGGTATATTTTAAATATTAAGCTTCAGGTTCTGTAATTAGATTTTGTTCCAAATCTTCAAGAACTGTATTGTAAGTCATTAATACTTTCTTACCAGTTTCAGGGTCTTGTTCCTTATGCTTGACATACCAAGCAATATTCTTAATCATATCCTTTTCAGGATCGCAAACAAAACTAAGAATATACTCAGTTGACCATATACCATCTTGAGATTCCTTACGTGTAGCAGAAATACCAATTAATTTTGCTGGAAATACAAGATCACTAAAAGTTACCTTATATTCTAATGTATATGCATCAAGTGGAATATTGAGCTTATCCCATGCGTCTTGAACAGCGGACTGGTCAAATGCACCGTTAAAATCAATATCGCCTTGGAACTGACGTGGGAAAGAACGAATGCTTGTATCTTCAACGACTTTCATCTGAAGAATCCAAAACATGTCTTCACCTTTCTTAACAAGCTTGAAGTTAGTCAATGAACTATCAAATCTTGCTGTATTCATTAGTTACCTGCCTTTACTGACTTTTCAATCTTCTTGCATTGATAAACTGGATGATCAAGCTTAAAACTTGCAAGTTCTTCGGCTTCAAATTCATCAACAATCTTAAGATTTTCAAGCTGGTCAAGTGCACGGAAATATGCTAAACTCTTACCAACTGACTTATTGAACTTGTCCTGATAATTACAATGTGCAAAACCAGAAACTGTAACCTTGGACATATTTGGTTCCTTGAACCATTCTGTAATGGTCAAAGCAGTATTATGTTCTTCCCATTCAGTATAAACATCACGCAAAAATTCATCCTTAGTGCACGTGTGCTTATATTCTGTTGTATATCTAACCTTGACAATAAATTGTCTACCATTTGAAAGAATAACTCTCATTTTCATTTTCCTTTGTTTAAAAGATTTAACGTATTTCAAATATAGCTAAAAAATGTTACTTAAAATTTACTAAAAATAAAATTTGTATTTTTAATAAAAACGGAGTTTTTCAACTCCGTCTTATTTAGATAATATCTTGTTCTTTTGAATCGAACATCAACAGCATTTGATTTATATGTTGTGATGATTCAAGCCAGCAACCAGAACTATTGATAAAGTCATATTGCCAGTTCAAAATTTCATTATATTTATCTTTTTTACAGAGTTTCCAGAATATATCGTCAATTTCTTGAACAGTTGACTTATCTGTAAATTTACATTCTTTATGAATTTCTCTATATGGACTGTCATCATTTTCTGTAAAAATATTACCCATAAATACACATCCACATGCGCAAGCTTCTGTGAATCTTAATGAAGACTTTGCACGGTTAAATGGATTGTTTACGATAGAAGCAATACTAAAATCTGCATGAACTTCCATAAATTTTCTTGGGAATGTGTGAGAATCTGCCCATGGAATGAACTGAATTCTGTCCTTAATTTCTTCCCAGAAATATGGCAATGCACCCATTACATAGAAATCAATCTTATTTTCCTTGACATTCTTAATTACCCAATCACAAAGACCAGTGTTCCAGTCACCTCTATCACCTGGCTGACCTGGATGGCCTTGAGGGAAATTCGGATGTTGACCTGGTTGCAACTTAGGAATTGGTTGCTTGTAATGAGTTGGACTACCAGAATAGATAACTCTTGGTTTTACCAAATCTTCTGTAAGATTTTTCTTACGCTCAAAATTCCACAAATATCTCGGAACAACATTCTTGATAACCATTACATTATTGACATTAAAGACGCGTTCAACTACTTTTTTGAGATAATCAGTAGAAACAACGATTAAATCCAATAACGGTAATGTCTTCTTCATACATTCCATCATATCATTTTGTGCTTTGTGAGTACTTTCATATGATGGATTATATGGCGGAACAGAGTCATTTGCAGGATCAGCATCACCGGTTGGGAAAATCAAATCATCAAATTCACCAACAAGCTTATAACCGAATTTAGGCTGCAATTCCTTATATCTTGTAAGCAAATCAATATCGACTTTATTGACTGGTCTTTGAAAGATAATAGTCTTTGCATGTGCCAAAGCTTGCGGTTCAAATGTATAATATGGTAATAAAACAGGAATAACACCTAATTCGTGACCATTGATATATTCTGCATTGTAACGAAGTCTTACATGCGAACAACCAGATGTATCACGGCAATAGATTATTGCCATGTTTTTACCATCAATATTTTCGGTATGTGCGTTTAACATAAATTCCTTTAGTTATCATCTCCATAAGGGTCATCGATAGTATTAAGATTTTCATAGAAATCCAAACCAGCGATTTCCTTTTCATTTCTTTCATTCATTTCAGAAAGATATAAATTCAAAGCGTTAGTAATAAGCTGAGTAACGAATGCGAATGCACTAGAATTTCGAGTTTCGTCATATCTGTTAATATAGGTAAATAAAGTCATTAGTGCTTCTTGACGAATATCATCGATTTCTTCATACGCAGGAGATTGAACGAGTTTAAACGAAATAATACGACCATTGATAACCTTGATGAATGCATCACAAATATCTTTCTTGACCTGTTCGAATTCCATATTAAACTTATGTCTTTCTTCAGGAGTCATTGTATTATAACGTTCGTGCAAAGCCTTGATTTCTTCACGCTTGCGCTGAATAAAATCTTTAGAGACTTCATACTTGTCTTCTGTAATACTCTTTTTATTATTCTTGTTTTCAAGTTTACGTTCGTATGCGTCGCACCATTCACCTGTATCATTGATATTCATCTTATTAAACTTAACGACCAATTCGCGTAAATATTTATTTGATATGTAACCTTCACCTTTTTCTTGTTTCATATTATACCTATATTAATTCTGTATCTATAATATAAATATAGAATTTTTTTGTAAATAAAAATTTACAAAAGTTTTTTCTGAATTTTTTATAAGTGCGGCATGCTAGGCATTGATGGCTTCGTAGCATGAGGAATATTCGGCATTTGAGACTTTGCTTTTGCAATTTCTTTATTATTTGCCTCATTTTCTTCTTCAATCATCTTATTGATAATTTGTTGTTCTGCTTCTACTTCAACCCAAGCCCATTCATTTGTTATCTGTAAATTTGAATACTTTGCAATCCTTGTGATAGTTTCAAGAATCTGTAATAAGTCAACTTTACTAAATAAATTCTTATCACTGATTTCAATTTTTACATTATGTGTTTTACCACATTTTG